CCCTGATAAGTTAATAAATAAATTATCTACAACAGAAAAAGAAATTGGCGGAATACCTAATTCCAGTGAAGATATAAAGCAAGCTCATGCAGCCGCTATTGAGTCTTATATACAAGACTATGTTGGTGAATTGGAAAATGGATATGGTGATATGTATTTTCAAGAAACATTAGAAGACTGGTCTAAGTTTAATATAAACAATAGAACAAAGCATGATGCTACTATAAGTTCTGGCCTAGCAATTATGGCTTGCAATAAAAATAGATATAGACCTAATTTTCAAAAAAATATGAAACCTGTTAAACTTGGTTTTAAAAAATATAACAACGAAGGGCATATTTCAAAATTAATAAAATAAGTAAATGATTTATACTACTAATAACAGTTCTTTTCCAGATCAAATAGTTTCTGATGCAGAAAAAGCCACTTATGAATATGGGCTTGCTGTAGGTAGAGCCATAGAGGGTGAATGGTTTAGCAATACTAGAAATGGATCTAATCCTGGTTATGCTGAGGCGAATATGAATAACTATAATTTATTAAGATTATACGCAAGAGGAGAGCAGCCTGTTCAAAAATATAAAGATGAGTTAGCTATTAATGGAGATTTATCTTATTTAAACTTAGACTGGAAACCAGTTCCTGTTGTTTCTAAATTCGTGGATATAGTAGTTAATGGAATATCGCAAAGAAGTTATGATATAAATGCTTACGCACAAGACCCAGCATGCACTAAAATTAGAACTGACTATGCTAATGAATTGCTGATTGATATAAACGCGAGAGATTTTTTACTTGAAGCTGAAAAAATGTTAGGTATAGATAGTTTTTCTAGCAAGGACAGAACTAGATCTCCTCAAACGTTTGAAGAATTAGAAGTTCATTTGCAAATGGATTTTAAGCAATCAGTTGAAGTTGCTGAAGAAGAAGTTATAAATCAAGTTTTAGATAAAAACAAGTTTGAATTAACTAGACAAAGAGTAAATTATGATCTAACAGTTTTAGGTATAGGAGCAGTAAAAACTAACTGGAACAAGTCTCAAGGTGTTACTGTAGAATACGTAGATCCAGCACGCTTAGTTTATTCTTACACTGAAGATCCTAATTTTGAAGATATATATTACGTGGGTGAAGTTAAAGCTGTTACACTAGCAGATTTAAAAATGCAATTTCCTAATCTAACTGACGATCAATTAGAAACTATACAGCAGTATCCTGGTAATCAAGAATATTTAAGAAATTGGAATGGCAAGCAAGATAATTTAACTGTTCAAGTTTTGTATTTTGAATATAAAACTTATTCAGATCAAGTTTTTAAAATAAAACACACTGATCAAGGTTTAGAAAAAGCACTAGAAAAACCTGACACTTTTAACCCAGAAGCTAATGATAATTTTGAAAGAGTTTCAAGAACTATAGAAACACTTTATTCTGGCGCTAAAATATTAGGACACCCGTTGATGTTAGACTGGAGATTAGCTGAACACATGACAAGACCCATAGCTAATACAATGAAAGTAAACATGAATTATCAAATATGTGCTCCTAGAATGTATAAAGGTAGAATACAGTCTTTAGTTGGTAGAATAACTGGTTTTGCAGACATGATTCAACTAACTCATCTTAAAATACAGCAAGTAATGTCTAGAGTTGTACCTGATGGTGTTTATCTAGACATGGATGGTTTAGAAGAAGTTGATTTAGGTAATGGAACTAACTACAACCCAGCAGAAGCTTTAAATATGTATTTTCAAACAGGCTCTGTTGTAGGTAGAAGTTTAACTCAAGATGGTGATCCTAATAGAGGTAAAATACCTATACAAGAACTACAAACTGGATCAGGTGGTGCTAAGATAAATTCTTTAATACAAACTTATCAATATTATTTACAAATGATAAGAGATGTTACAGGACTTAACGAAGCTAGAGATGCTAGTAATCCAGATAAAAGTTCTTTAGTAGGTTTACAAAAGTTAGCTGCTGCAAACTCAAATGTAGCTACAAGGCATATACTTCAAGGCAGCTTATACTTAACATTAAGAATGTGTGAAAACATATCACTTAGAATAGCTGACTCATTACAGTTTCCTTTAACAAAAGATGCTTTACAAAGCAGTATATCAAATTACAATGTAGGCACTTTAGACGAATTAGCAGAGTTAAATATACATGACTTTGGTATATTTATAGAACTTACCCCGGACGATGAAGAAAAAGCTGTATTAGAGCAAAATATTCAAATAGCATTAAAAACTCAATCTATATTTCTTGAAGACGCTATAGATATAAGAGAAGTAAAGAATTTAAAGCTAGCAAACCAACTTCTTAAATTTAGAAGAAAAAAGAAACAAGAAAGAGACGAAAAAATTAAACTTGAAAATATTCAAGCACAAGCTCAAGCAAATGCTCAAACAGCTGAAAAAGCTGCATTAGCAGAAATGCAAAAACAACAAGCTTTAGCAGAAACAACTCTTCAAATTGAAACTGGTAAATCTCAATTAGAAATACAAAAAATGCAATTAGATGCTGAGATTAAAAAGCAAATGATGGAATTGCAGTATACTTTTGATATGCAATTAGCAACTATACAAGTTGATAAAGAAAAAACAAGAGAAGAATTTATTGAAGATAGAAAAGATAGAAGAGCAAGAATACAAGGTACTCAACAGAGCGAAATGATTAGTCAGCGTAAAAACGATACGCCGCCTAAGGATTTTGAACAACAAGAAATAGGCATGGATGATTTTATGCCTCAGTAACAATTATTAACTATTATATTATATTATGTCAGAGACAGTTCAAGATAAGGAAAAAAAACCTTTAAAAATAAAGAAAAAACCAAGCATTAAAACAGCTATTGAATCAACCACTAAGTTAAATTTAAACAAAAAAGAAGATGCCGTTCAAGAGCAAAGCACAAAAAAGGTGGATGTACAAGTTCCTGCCAAAGACAGCGCAGAAGTGGAGTCAAAAGTACTCAACGAGAAACCTGCCGGAGAAAGTGTCAAAGAAGAAATAATATCTCCTATAACTGAAGTTGTAGAAGATAAAGAAATTAAAAAAGTAGAAAAAGAATATAAAGAAGCTGTAAGAGACGAAAAAGTTTTAGGAAAACAATTACCTGAAAATGTTGAAAAGCTTGTTTCTTTTATGGAGGAAACTGGAGGTACTGTAGAAGATTACGTATCTTTAAATAAAGATTATTCAAAATACGATGACAAGTCTTTATTGTCAGAGTACTATAAAAAAACTAAACCACATTTAAATCATGATGAAGTTGAATTCCTTATGGAGGATAACTTTTCTTATGATGAAGAAGTGGATGAAGAGAGAACTGTTAAAAAAAGACAGTTAGCTCTTAAAGAAGAAATTGCAAATGCCAAAAACTTTTTGGAACGCTCTAAAAATAAGTATTACGACGAGATCAAGTTGAGACCGGGTGTTACACAAGAGCAACAAAAAGCTATGGATTTTTTCAATAGACACAACAAAGAACAACAAATAGCTGAGCAAAGAAGAAAAACGTTTAGAGATAATACTAATAAAACACTTAACGACGAATTCAAAGGTTTTGAATTTAATGTTGGGGATAAAAAGTTTAATTACAATATATCTAATCCATCTTCTGTTGCTGAGAATCAGTCTGACTTGAACACGTTCGTTAAGAAGTTCTTAAATAATGAGGGAGAAGTTGTTGATACTGTAGGTTATCACAAAGCTATTTATGCCGCTGACAATGCTGATACAATAGCTAATCATTTCTACGAGCAAGGTAAAGCCGACGCAGTTAAAGATATGATGGCTAAATCTAAAAATATAATTACTGAACCTAGGCCACAAGCCAATGGAGATGTATTTATAGGTGGATTAAAAGTAAAAGCAGTTAATGGTGTTGATAGTTCTAAGTTGAAATTTAAAACAAAAAAATAACAACAACAACTAAAAATATAAATTATGAGTTTATCTGGTGGGGCTTTTCCCGCAAGTTTAGTTCCTTCACAGGCAAGACAAACTTTAAGTACTAATTACTTAAGTTTTGATTCTGCAGCTGGAGGTAACTTCGCACAACAATATCTACCTGAGCTTTACGAAGCAGAAGTAGAAAGATACGGAAACCGAACAATTTCTGGTTTCTTGAGAATGGTAGGCGCTGAAATGCCTATGACATCTGATCAAGTTATTTGGTCTGAACAAAATAGACTACACGTTGCTTATAATAAAGCACAAGTTTCACTTACTGGAGCTGGAGCTAACAGTGATATAACTGTTACTGTAGATCTTACTGACGCTAATTCTGGAACTCCTTATAACGGAACTTCTACATGTGCTATTAGAGTTGGTCAAACAATATTGATGGCTGACAACGCTACAGGCTTAATAGTTCAGAAAGGTTTAGTTCAAGCTGTTGGAACATCACCTTTTAATGTTCTTACAGTTAAGCTTTATGGAACTAATGCTAACTTACTACCTACTACTCCAGGCGGAATAAACTTATATGTTTATGGTGCTGATTTTGGTAAAGGTTCTGTAGGTATGGATGGATCTATAACACCTTCATTCACTCAGTTTTCTAATAATCCTCTTATCATAAAAGATAACTTTCAAATTAGTGGTTCTGATGCTGCTCAAATTGGATGGATTGAGGTTGCTACAGAAGAAGGAGTAAGTGGTTTCTTATGGTATCTAAAAGCTGAGTCTGAAACAAGATTACGTTTTGAAGATTACTTAGAGATGGCAATGGTTGAAGCTCTTCCAATGGAAAATGCTACTTATGCCCCAGGTACTGAGCCTCAATATCAATTTGGTGGTCTTAATACTGCTCCAGGTGGAGGAACAGGAACTGACATTAAAGGATCTGAAGGATTATTTGCTGCTATTGAAGCAAGAGGTAATGTATATTCTGGTTTTGCTGGTGCTGCTGCTCCTGGTTCAGGTGCTTTAGGTGATTTTGATGCTATACTACAACAATTAGACAAGCAAGGTGCTATTGAAGAAAACATGTTATTCTTATCTAGAGCTACTGCTCTTGATTTTGATGATATGATTGCTGCTGTTAACGGTGGATTTGCTTCTACTCAAGCTGCTTCTTATGGTCTATTTGAAAATGATGGTGACATGGCATTAAACTTTGGATTTTCAGGATTCAGAAGAGGTTCTTATGACTTCTATAAGACTGATTGGAAATACTTAAACGATGCTTCTTTAAGAGGATTAAACAATGAGATTGATGGTGTAATGATTCCTGCTGGAACAACTACAGTATACGATCAAATGTTAGGTTCTAATATAAGACGTCCTTTCTTACACGTAAGGTATAGAGCTTCTGAAACTGAAGATCGAAGAATGAAATCTTGGATTACTGGTTCAGTGGGCGGTGCTTACACTGACACTTTAGATGCTATGACTGTTAGTTTCTTATCTGAAAGATGTTTAGTAACTCAAGCTGCTAATAACTTCGTGTTATTCAAAGGAGCTTAATCAATTATTAACATTTAAAAAATAAGAAAATGAGTTATATAAAACTAAAAAAACAAAATGGTGCTTTTGATTTAGTACCAGCTGACAGCATTGTATATGTTGATGGGAATGAAAGCATAACTAATGCATCTAGCGAAGGAGCTGCTCCATTCGTGGACATAGCTTATGCTGTTGGAGCTGATTCCGATATACTTGCTTCTAGAGTTATTCTAGGTAATGCGGTTTCAACTACTGCTACTACTACTGCAGCTACTACTATGCAAAATGCGGTTAACGATGCTATCGTTAAAGCTGCTCAAGCTGAAGGTTTAGTGGTTGAAGTAGATTTTGGTGGTTTACTTTCAGATGCAAATTACGTACCTATTGTTGCTGGCGAAACTTTTGTAAAAAGTGCTGGTCCTGTAGACTATCCTTTTACCTAAGTAAAACAATAATAAGATCCCGCTTCGGCGGGGTCTTTTTTAATTATTATATTATATTATATTATGGAAACAAAAGAAAAAAAGACTCCAAAAACTAATGAATGGGAGTATAAAGATAGAAATTATTTTTTAATGAACAATAAAATGCCTTTAACTTATACATTACCTTCAAGACACTCTAGTAGATATTCTTTAGTGTATTTTGATAAAAATGTAGGTTATGAAAGAGAATTAAGATATGCTACTAATCATCAGTCTTCATTTGTAGATGAGCAGAAAGGTAACGTAACATTATCTCACATAGTGTTTGAGAAAGGACATTTAATGGTTCCTAAAGAAAAAAGAAATTTACAAGAATTTTTAGCAAAACATCCTCATAAAAATTTAATATTTCAAGAATTTGATGCTGTAGTAGAAGCTGAAGATCAATTTGATATGTTAGAAGTAGAAATTGCTGCTATGAACATGGCTTATGAAATGGACATAGATAAAGCAGAGGCTATATTAAGAGTAGAAATGGGCACTAAGGTCAAAGACTTGAGTTCTAAAGAACTTAAAAGAGATTTATTGTTATTCTCTAAAAGAAACCCTCAGTTGTTGCTAGAACTAGCTCAAGATGAAAATGTTGAATTAAGAAATTTTGCTATTAGATCAGTTGAAGATGGTATAGTTAAACTAGATTCTGATCAAAGAACATTTAAATGGGCTGCTAATGGACGTAAACTTATGACCGTACCTTTTGATGAAAACCCTTATTCAGCTATAGCTGCGTGGTTTAAAACAGATGAAGGTCTTGAAGTTTATAAATCTATAGATAAAAAGCTAAAATAACAAGTGACTATAAATAAGGGTGGTTTTATCACCACCCTTTTTTTTTAAATAAATAATTAAAAATGTCTATAAACATAAATCAAGTATATAAAACTGTACTAGTAGTATTGCAAAAAGAAAAAAGAGGTGTGCTTACACCTACTGAATTCAATAAAATAGCTACACAAGCACAGCAGGAAATATTTACTGAATATTTTGATGAACTAAATGGTTTATTAAGACAACCTCAGACTGATGTAGATTATGCTGATAGAGTTTCTTTATTAGATGAGAAAATACAAATATTTAAAAAATCTGAAAAGCTCAACACTAATACTGATAGCAATGTTACACCAACAACTGCAGTACAAGAGCTAGGCACT